GGATTCTCACAGGTGGGTTCTTTAGATAATGGCTGATTTTGGATTTGTAGGCCCAAGTTATGTAGCGCCTTCTATTTATCAAGACGCACAAGAATGTATTAATTTTCGCCCTGAAATTGATCCATTAAAAGGTGAAGGAAAAAGAGGCGTTGTAGCTTTATATCCTACACCTGGTCTTACATCTGCAATCGTATTTCAAAACAAACAAGAAGTTCGTGGTATGCGAACTTTATCAGGCGGTCAATATATGGTCGCTGTTGTTGGCCCTTATGTATATATTTTAACTTCTACTTTAGTTCCTACTATGGTAGGTCAATTAAACACTTCAGTAGGTCATGTAGGTATTACCGATAATGGTGTAAATGTATATATAGTTGATGGCTCTTATAGATATACATGGCGCATTTCTAATCCTTCTGCTGCATTATTTACAGGCTCTATTGCAGGAACTACATTAACTGTTACTAATGTTACTTCAGGCACAATTGGATCAAATCAAGCTTTATTTGGTGCAAATGTATTACCTGAAACTGTAATTACAAGTCAATTAACAGGCACAACAGGTGGCGTTGGAACTTACTCTGTTAATCAAACACAAACTGCGGCTTCAACTATTATGAATTCTGCTGCAGTAGCCTCTGTATTAACTGCTTCAATGTTAGGTAATACAATGACTGTAACAGTTAGTTCAGGCACATTATATCCAGGTCAAACTATTCAAGGCGCATCTGTTACAACATCAACTATTATTACTGCTTTAGGCAGTATTACTGTATTAAACCAATCTATCGCAACTGCTGGAACAGGTTATGCAGTCAATGATACAGTAACTGTTTTAGGTGGTGTTTATGGAACAACTCCTGCCACTTACACCGTTTCATCTATTGGAGGAAGTGGTGCAATTACAGGATTAACTCAAGTAAATGCAGGTAACTATACATCTCAACCTACTAATAATGTATCTACATCAACAAGCGGATCAGGCACAGGATTAACCTTAACATTAACATTTGGAACAGGTAGTGGTGGAACAGGAACATATCCTATTAGCGCATCACAAACAGTTAGTTCTGAAACTATGTATGCGTTAAATTTTACTATTTTACCGCTTTCAGATGGTGCATTTAATGGTGGCGATACTCTTGATATTGTAGATAATTACTTTGTTTATAATAAACCTAATTCACAACAATGGGCAGCTTCTAATCCTTTAAGCCCTATTACCAATGCTTTAAGCTTTTCATCTAAAGATGGCGCACCTGATAACCTTGTATCTTTAATTGTAGATCATAGAGAAGTTTATTTACTTGGTGAAGCTTCATCTGAAGTATGGGTAGATGTAGGTTCTTTCCCTTTCCCATTCCAACGTATTCCTGGCACATCAACACAAACAGGTATTGCGGCTAAATTTTCTGTAGCTCGTTTAGGTAATTCATTTGCCTATGTATCACGCAACAATCGTGGTCAAGCAGAAATTGTAATGATGAATGGCTATATTCCTACACGCATATCTACTCATGCTGTAGAACAATCATTATTAGGTGGTTATGTTAATGACGCTATTGCATGGACTTATCAACAAGAAGGCCATGAATGTTATGTTATTACTTTCCCTACATTAGATTTAACATGGGTATTTGATATATCTACTCAAATGTGGCACAAATGGCTATCTATAGACACCACTAATACTTATCATAGACATCGTGGTAATTGTTCTGCTGTGTTTCAAGGTTTAGTTTATGTAGGTGATTATCAAAATGGAATTATCTATTTATTAGACCCTAATAACTTTACCGATAATGGTCAAGAAATTCGTAGATTACGCAGAGCGCCTCATTTAGTTACTGATTTACAACGTCAATACTTGGAAGAATTCCAAATTCAATTCCAACCAGGCGTAGGTTTAACAGGCATTACTCAACCATTAAACAATGAAGTTGTAGGCGCTAATCCACAAGCCATGCTTCGTTGGTCAAATGATGGTGGCTCTACATGGTCTAATGAACATTGGACTTCTATTGGCGCAGTCGGTTTATATAAAAATCGTGCTATTTGGCGCAGATTAGGTTGGTCAAGAGATAGAGTTTTTGAGGTTGTAGTTACAGACCCTATAAATGCAGTTATAATATCAGCTAATCTAAAAGCTTCAGAAGGTGAAAACTAATGGCTACAGGAAATGGTATTTACGGATCAAGTCAAACCAATCCATACCCACAAACTGAATTTTTAGATACTGCATCAAAAAGACCAACTCGTGCTTGGCAACAATTTTTTTTAAATTTGCTTAATTTTAGTAGTTCAACCACAGCAACTACTGGAACAGCAACGTTACCTGCTAAACCAGCAGGATTTATTAATATGACTGTAAACGGTCAACAAGTAAAAGTGCCTTACTATAACCAATGAATGATCTTGTTCAAATTGGTAATACAGCATTAAAAGTATTTACTAATGTAGAAGAAGCAGAAAAGGCAATGTTACAGTTGCCACAAGTAGATTGCCCTTTAGTGCATCATTTTGGGCCTAATCTATGTATTAGAGAAGTATTTATGCCAAAAGGCACAATGGCTGTTGGTCATAAACAAAAGTTTAAACACATGAACGTATTGCTTAAAGGCAAAGTTATGATGTTAAACGAGGATAATAGCACAAAGATATTAGAAGCACCTTTTATATTTGAAGGTGAGCCTGGCAGAAAAATAGGCTATGTTTTAGAAGATATGGTATGGCAAAACATATATGCTACCGATTTAAAAGATTCTAATGAAGTTGAAGAATTTTTTGTAGAAAAAAGCGAAAATTGGCAAAACGACCATAATGTTAAGCTTTCTATAGAAAAAGTAGCAAAAGAAGCTGATAGAAATGACTATCAAAAGCTTTTAAAAGAATGTGGAATTTCACATGAAATAGCTAAAGAGCAGTCTGAAAATGAAGAAGATCAAATTTCAGTATTTAGCAATATAGTTCGTGTTGCAGATTCAGCAATTGAAGGAAAAGGCTTATTTTTAACATCACCTATAAAAGAAGGTGATGTGATATGCCAAGCTAGAATTCAAGGCAAAAGAACACAAGCAGGTAGATTTACTAATCACTCTGTGTTTCCAAATGCCAAAATGGTATTATTGCCAAATGGCGATATAGATTTAGTAGCAATTAGAGATATTGATGGGTGTAAAGGTGGTAGTTTAGGTGAAGAAATAACCATAGATTACCGACAAGCTTTGTCTTTATCAGGTATTAATTTTAAAGGAAATGTATTATGTCAGCAATAGCAACCGCCATAGTTGGATCAGCAGTCATTGGAGCAGTAGGCGCTAATAGTGCAGCCGATACGCAAGCCCAAGCAGCGCAAGCAGGACAAGCTCAACAGCTTGCAATGTTCAACACGCAAAATGCTCAACAAGCACCATATAGAGCGGCTGGATATAATACTTTAAATACTATTGGTTCATTGGGTTCAGGTCAATATCAACAATATGATGCGCAAGGTAATCCAATTGGAATGGCCACAGGTTCAGGTTATTTAACCAATCAATTTAATAATCAAGACTTAAACGCTAATTTAGCGCCTAATTACGCATTTCAATTACAACAAGGTCAACAAGCATTAGCTAATCAACAAAATGCAACAGGCGGTTTAATTGGTGGTAATACTTTACAAGCTATGCAAAATTATACTCAAAACTTTGCAGGTAACGCTTATCAAAACGCATTTTCTAATTATCAAACACAACGTGGCAATATTTATAATACATTAGCATCTATTGCAGGATTGGGACAATCTGCTCAACAATCTACAGGACAATTAGCTTCTAATACTGCTAATTCTATTAGTTCACTTGGTGTAGGCGCTGCAAATGCTCAAGCCGCAGGAACTGTTGGAACTGCTAATGCTATTGGTGGCGGATTAAGTAGTTTAGGTAATTATAGCTATATGAATCAATTATTAGGTCAAAATGAAACAATAAATCCATATAGCCAATTACCAACATATCCTGGCTCTACTTCATCAACACCTACATCATATTATTCAGGATAGGTATAAATTATGGCAGACTTTAGCGTATCAGACGTAGCTTCAAAAATTAAAGCACCTGAAGGCATATCATTAGGCGATATGATGAATATGGCTATTGGCGCTCAAAAATTTAAACAAGCGCAACAAATAAATCCATTATTACTTCGTGAAGAAGAAGCTAAAACTACTGAAGCAGAAGAAACATTACAACCTAAAATTACTAAATCTAAAGCAGAATCTCAAAGGGCAATAACTGAAGCAGATAAAGCTGGAATAGATTTAAGACAACATTATGCAAATATTGGTAGAGGTCTTTTTGGTGGATTTTTAACAGACCCTGATTTTATTAATGGCAATTCAGATAAAATGATATCAAAAATTGAAGGTGCAAAAAGTTATGCAGAAAATGTGCTTGGAGTTCCAAAAGATATATTAAGTAATAGTGATCGTATAGTTGATATGATACACAAAAACCCCAAAGAAGCTTATCAGTATATTAAAAATGGTATTCTTCAATCAGGACAAAATCAAGCTCAAACAAATCTTGTTTCGCCAAGAATTGAAACAATTAATGGTGTTCCATATAGTTATACTCCAGCAGGTAATGTGGCTGTTCCTGCAGGTGTTAATCAAAATGCGCCTCAAACTAATGCGCCTGTTTATCAAACACAACCTACTGTAACTCAAGAGGATATGAATAAGCCTATTTATAGTCAAAAAGTGCCTTTACCATATCCATTAAGAGTTGCAGGCCAACCATACGCTCCAGGCCCTACAGAAAAAGCAGACCAAGATGTTGGTGTTACTTACAAAAATGGTTTAATTAATAGACAAGCAAATTTAACAACCGATAGAAGAAATGTTGATGAAGTATTAAAAACAGCAACAGAATTAGAAAAAGGTTGGGCGCCAACTTCAGGTGTTTTAGGTGGAATTCGTAGAAAAATATCTACATGGGCAGGCGATCCTACTTACACTCAATTAAGCAAAGATTTAGCTAATACAACTTTAACTAACTTAAAAACTTTAGGATTAAGCACAGATGCAGATAAAAACCTTGTTTCTGCTGCAAATGGCGATTATACCTACCCACCTGAAGTATTAAAAAATATTGCTAAACGTGCTAAAGCAGACATGACAAATATTGATATGCAAGCAAATGCTGCAAATAAATTTAGTCAAGCTTATGGCGATAATAATATGAACGCATTTAAACAAATGTGGGCTAAAAATTCTGATTCAAGAATATTTGAACTTTACAATGTATTTAATGACCCTGATTTAAGTAAAGCAGAAAAAGAAAAAGCAAGAGATCAACTTTTACCAAAAGACCAAAAACAAAGAAAAATATTCCAAGAAAAATGGAATAACATTAAGAAACTAGAAGAAACAGGTTCATTATAATGGCTGATGACTTTAGTCAATTTTTGTTAGGCGAAAGTGACCAATCGTCTAATCCTAAAAATTCAAAACAAAGTAAAGTTGATTTTGATGTTAATAAAACTTATGGCACACCTTCAAAATTACTTGATAATTTAAGAATTACTGAAAGTAGTGGCAATCCTTATGCTTTAAATAAAGACACAAAAGCTATGGGAAATTATCAATTCATTCCTGAAACCATAATTGATTTACATAAAAAAGGCATTAAATTTAATCCTTTAGACGAAAAAGAATCAAGGGCTGCAGCTGATTGGTATATTGGTCAATTAGCACAACAAAATGGTGGTGATTATAAAAAAGCCATGGCTCAATTTGGTGGATTTAAAACAAAAAACCCAACTGATTATGTAAATAAAGTATTAAATGATGTTGATGTATCAAATCCTAATGAAAAACCAAATCAACAATCCACAGATGAATTTAGTGATTTTTTAGGTGGATCATCAGCGCCATTAACTCAACCAACACAAGTTAAAACTAATAAACCTTCAAGAGAAGAATTAATTAAAGCAATAGCTCCACAACCACAAAAAACAACTGTAGGCGCTTCAACTGCTGCAGTAGGCGATGTATTACCTAATATTGCAGGAGCTATAGCAGATTTTAGTGCTTATACTGCTGCAAGGTATGGTTTACACAAATCACCTGAAGAATCTCGTCAAATCGCAAATTATTATTCTGAAGATTATAAAAATCCAATTGGCAAAGCCACAAACCTTGTTGGGACAACAGAATATGAAAACGCACCTGTAAACAAATTAATGGACTTTATAGGTCAAAACATTGATAAAGGCGCACATTGGATAGCAAAACAAACAGGAAAAAATGTAAGCGATATTCAAAATATTATTAATGGCGGTTCGTTTATTGTGCCTGAAGTTGGTGGAAAATTAATTAAAACATTAAAAGGCGCAGAAGTTAAAGGCGCAGAAAAAACAACAATTTCTCCAGGTGGTAAAGGCGAAACAGGCGAAGGAATTACCACAGTAAGCCCTATTACAGAAACTGCACCTATTGGCCCTAAATATGATGTTCCTACTTATTTGCGTAATAAGTTTCAAGAAAAACAAGGCAATCCACCTATTGTTGAAACAATTAAGACAAATGAAGAAGGCTCTGCTAAACCTTATGATTCAAGTAAAGATTTTAACGAACTTCATTACTCTGAAAGTTCATTGCCAAAAGATGAACAACAAGCTCGTTTAGAAACTTTACATAGAATTGATCCTAATTTAAAAGTTGATCCTAATGTTATTGAAGGTCGTGGAAAAGAAAGAGCTACAGATTATGAATTGTCTAAAACAGATACGCCTGAAGGCAATGTTTTATCAGAAAAAGAAAATGAATATAAAACATCTCTTAATAATTATGGCGAAAAAATTATTACAGATACAGGTGGAACAGTAGGTCTTGATGAAACATCTAATTATAGACGTGGTGAAAAAACCCTTGATTACTTCCAAAAATTAGAAAATCATTTTAATGATAAATTAACTAAAATTTATAAAGAACGAGATGCTATTGCAAAAGACATTCCTGTTAATGGTGAAAACATTAGCAATGCTTTAAAAGACGAATCTCTTACTACATTAAATTCTGAAAGCGAAGGTTTAGCTAAAGCTGCAAAAGCAAAACTTAAATCATTGCACATGATGGATAATGAAGGAAATATGTTGCCTTCAAATGGTATGCAAGCTGAAAAGTTTAGGCAATGGCTTAATGAAAATAATGTATGGTCTAATAAAAATGCTAGTTTACACAGAGCTTTAAAAGATTCTGTTGATGCAGATGTTATATCTACGCTTGATCCAAATACATCTATTTATAAAGAAGCTAGAGAATTATTTGTTCTTAAAAAAAATACATTAGAAAATCCTAATGGCATTTCTAAAATATTAGATGCAGAAGGCCCTAATAAAATTAATCGTAAAATTGATATTGAAAATATACCAAATTCAATTACAAAAATGGGTGTTAACCAATTTACTCATATTTTAGATACTATTAAAAATGCACCGCCTGAATTACAATCTGCAGCCAATGAATCAATGGCACAAATTAAATCTCACTTTTTAAATCAAGCTCATGCAGAATTTCAAAGAAGTGCAAGTGCTGGAACTAAATATTTAAAAGCAAATAGAGAAGTAATGACTCGTTTATTTAACCCTGAAGAAATGTCTAAAATTAACGATTATAATTCTGCCGCACATATTCTTAAAGTTGATACAAGATATAAAGGTGCTTACGTTCAAAAAACTAATTTAGAGCCTAGATTAACAACAAAAATAGGCAATCAAATTCTTAAAAAAGGTGCAGCTATAGGAGCAGAGGCATTAACAGGTGGATTAACTCATGGAATTGCTGCAGCTACAGCACATGAAGTTGTTGGTGGTAAAATAGCAAAAAGTGAAGCAAAAAGTTTAGAAAAGATACTTCAAGAAAATGCTAGAAAGAAACAAACAGGATTTACAAACTTGCAAGATATTATGAACACAGGAAAAAAGGAATAACTATGTCAGTTAATTTATCACCCATAGGCAACGGAATAAGCTTTTTAGGCACTACAGGGCTACCTTTAAATGGTGGCAAACTATATACCTATCAAGCAGGATCATCAACTCCATTAGCCACTTATACAGATGTTAATGGAACAATTCCTAATGCCAACCCAATTATTTTAGGAACTGACGGTAGATTACCAGCAGAACTTTGGCTTACTTATGGATATAACTATAAACTTGTATTACAAGATTCAAACAGCGTTACAATCGCTACTTATGACAACATTTATGGTATTTTAGGAACAATTCCTGCGGCTTCATCTACTTTACCATCAGGCATGATTCTTTTATGGTCAGGCGCTATTGGCTCTATTCCATCAGGTTATTATTTATGTGACGGAACAAATGGAACGCCTGATTTAAGAAATAAATTTATTGTTGGTGCTGGTAACTCTTATTCAGTAAATCAAACAGGTGGTTCTGCTGACGCAATTGTGGTATCTCATACACATACTGCAACATCAACTGTAACAGACCCTGGCCACTTCCATACATACAACGGAACACAAGCACCGCCATTTAGTGCTGGTGGTAATGCAGCATTTTCAACATCATCAGGCGCTGCAACAAGCACATCAACAACAGGCATTACTGTTGCTACAACTAACGCATCGGCAGGTGTAAGTGGCACAGGTGCTAACTTACCTCCTTACTATGCACTTGCTTACATAATGAAAGCTTAAATTATGAAACATAGTTTAGATGAAGTAGATCATAGATTAAGCACACATGAGGAAATTTGTGCATTAAGATACGAAGCAATCAATGCAAGATTAAAGCGTTTAGAAACAATATTGTTAGGTGCAGTTGGTGCGGTATTGTTATTATTATTAAGTAATCTTTTAAAATAAGGAGTTTATATGCAATTAATTAAAGATTTATGGGCTGTTGTTCAGTCAGTATTACAAGTAATTAAAACATTAGTAGGTTATGTAAGAGCAGTTATTTTGGCTGTTGAAACACTTATTGGCAAAATTGCTCATAAGAAAGCAGAAGTTGCGGTATCTGCACCTGAAGTATCACCAGTAATAGATGCACCTATTCCTACACAAGTAGCTCCTATTCCTGTAACTAATGAACATGGCGCTACAACAACTGTAGCTCAATAATGGATTTTTCTAAAATAACGTCAATGTTATTTCCTGTAATCATTTCAGCGATTGCATGGCTTTTATCGTCTATGACTTCTATGCAAAACGATTTAATTGACATTAAATCTAAAATGCCTGCTTTAATAACATCACAAGGCGTTCCAACAGATAGTCCGTTATCTGCTGCAGAAAGAGTTAAAATGAAAGAGGAGTTAAACAAAGAAATATCAGAACTTAATGTTCGTATCCGTATTTTAGAAGAACACGAGAAAAGAAAATGAATTGGTTATTACAAATAGCGCCAACAGTTGCTAGTGCATTAGGTGGCCCATTAGCAGGTTTAGCTGTGACTGTTTTGTCTAAAGCTTTAAATGTAGCGCCACATGAAGTCAATGACATAATTCAATCTAATAAACTTAATGCAGATCAAATTGCACAAGTTAAATTAGCCGAATTAGAATTACAACGTCAAGCACAAGAATTAGGACTTGATTTTGCTAAAATAGAAGTGGCTGATTCTGTATCTGCTCGTAATATGGAAATGGCTACAAAGTCAAATATTCCAGCTATATTGGCTGCAATTACGACTGTTGGATTTTTTGGTATTTTAATTTTATTATTTTTTAATAAAGTTGATCCGTCAAACAATGCTTTAATGATTATGTTAGGTTCTTTAGGAACTGCTTGGACAGGCGTTATATCTTTTTATTTTGGCTCATCTCATGGCAGTCAAATAAAAGATCAAATGCTTTATCATTCAACACCTACTAAACAAGCGCAATCTGAAGAATGAATATAACTGAACATTTTACTTTTGAAGAACTATACGCATCTGAAATAGCGGATCGTAACCATATTGACAATACGCCAACCGATCCACAAGTTTTAAATAATTTAAAAACATTAGCATTAAATTTAGAAAGTGTGAGGCGTTTACTTGGTCATCCTATACATATTAATAGCGCTTATCGTTGCCTACTTGTTAATGGAATGTTGGGAAGTAAACCAACGTCTGCTCACGTTAGGGGCTTGGCTGCTGACATCATTTGCCCTGCTTTTGGTAGCCCTATGGATATTGTTAATGCTATTATTTCTAGTGGTATTCAATACGATCAAGTCATTTTGGAGTATGATAGATGGTGTCACATTGGATTCGCTGAAGAAGGCAAAGAACCAAGATTAGAACAATTAATTATTGATAAACAAGGAACAAGACATTATGGCAACTAAACCTACCTACAAAGCTGAAAAGCCAGCTATTCGTTCAGAAGGCAAACATTACGTTGTAGAACGTGAATGGAAAAAAGAACGTGCTAAAGTAATGGAATTAGAAAAAGAATTAAAGGCTCACGAAAAAACTGATCTTTTAAAAGCACACCCACTTCCAAATATGCGTTCAAAGTAATGGATGAGTTGGCTCATATATTTGTTGCGTTTGTCACTAGTATGTGCCTTCTTTGTATTATCAGCCTGCCTTTACGTTTGGCTATAGAATACGCTATTTGCTATTGGTAAACATTTAGGGCGGTCAAGCCACCATCAGAGGATATGGTAAGGCGAAGATTTTGTGGCTTTCTCTTTGTCATGTAATAACTATTAAATCTGCGCCCTACCCTATAATTTACTTGTTCATTACATACATTGTAACTTCAAAGCCAAATCTCATTTCTTGAGCAACTGGTTTAGTCCACATAATATATCCTTATTTATCCAAGCAATTTGCCTGTAAATATAAGATTATCTGTTTATGTAGGCAAAACCATCAGTAAAATCATTAAAAACCATTAATGGGTTATTAAAATTTCATGCACATTGTTTTCATTCTTTTCATATAAATCAATAACTTGAATGAAAATTAGTAACTTATAATTTACTATCTTTAAGTCTATTTGCTATCAATTCAGCGTAACCAGCAATATCATCCCAATGATCTTTATGGTCAGGATCACCATATAAAATACGACTTAATTTAACTAAAATCATGTGTATTGATTCTTTTTGATCTGCTGGCATATCTTTCCAAGAATATAATCCTGAAATATTTTCCATGATTTCCTGAACAAATATGGCTTTCATTTCAAAATCGCCATGGGTTACTTCTCTATCTTCTAATATTTGATCTACTTCCATAACTTTCTCCATTAAATTTTTCTAATTTCAAATCCATATACTTTGCATACTTCTACCGCTAATTTATAAAATTCAAGCTTATGTTCATCATAATGCTCGTATTTTTTACAATGATACAAAACTAAATGAATCATCTCATGCAATATAGTTTCAGATAATATTCTGAACTTTTTGCAATAACTACTAGATATTTCTATTTTTAATGGGTCTGCATGAAAATAACCACATACCCTTTTGTCTTTAATTACTTTCCATTCAATAGCATTGGCGCTTGGCAAAGCATATTTATCGAATGGTGGCAATTTAGCAAACGTAGTATAAAGTTTAGCTAAATATTTAGGGGTGAGCAGCGACATAATAAATTCCCCTAATTAGTTAATATTAACCTTTCCAGCTAACCCATTCTGACTTATCAGAGTTTTCAAAAGATACATCCACGTTTACTGGCATTGAGAATGTAATACCATGATAAGGGTGGGTTATCCATAAAGCTTGTCTAGGAGGTTCAAAACCAAAATTGTTGCTGTAGGCATACTCACAATACCCTTTTAGCGATCCATTTACAATAAGTCGTTCTAATTGTATTAATTGATGAAAATGACCAATTATCATAGTGTCATATTCCATATCAATTTGGGCGTTTCTAGACCGCTTCTTATGGTCACCTCTAATAATAGGCCCTAAAGCTCCAATAACGCCGTCACCGCCACGAAATTGATCGCCATGGGTCAATAGATACTTATGATTATAAATCGCGTATAACGCGTCAGGGCCATCAGGAATATGGAATGATACTCGGCTATCAGATTCAAAGTGTTTAGCTAGAAATTGATAGGTTAGCCAGTCAAAAGATGTGAAATTTCTACCCTTATTTCGTATTTTATGGGTATTTCTACCATGGTTACCACCTACGCATGGGACAAATACTTTGCCAAAACGATCAGCAAGCGTTTCTATGCACCAAATTAGCACACCGAATAGGTCTATTACCACAGGCATAATTTCTGCGTCATTGGTAGCCATAAGTTCTTCATGTATATCGCCTGACACCATATCACCGCCTAATGCGAATACAATGCCTGGATATTTTGGATTAACCATGTGATTGTTTAATAGATCAATAGCTACTTCAATCATTTTTTTAGCGCGTTTATGGGCTATTTTCATGTTATAAGAATTGACATTATTGACTTGATTAGGGTCTACATTTTCCCCCCAATGCCAATCGGATGCAAATAATGTAGGAACGCCTGGCGCTGACTTACTTGATCCTGGTTTAATTAACCAGCTAGGTGGTGAAGGCTTCTTTTCTGACATTTTAAGGATTTTAGTCTTAACATAATTCTCACTTAATACGTCACGATTGAATGAAGCTATTTGTGCTTCTAGGGTTCTTATTTTATCTTTTAAAGCTATTTCAGGTGGGATGTCAGTTATGTGTGGCTTTGTATTGTCTACTTCAGCTTGCATACCTGCCATTCGTGCTGCTCGTATTCTGCCTTGAAAACAAGCTCTTTTAATACCTAATAATTGAGCTGCTTTAGTTTCGCTGCCTGTCTTATTAAACGCTTCAACTGCTTCTTCTAATTGTTCGCGAGTTAATGGCATAGTTGACTCCTAAACAAAAGTTCAAACATAAAAAAAGCGCCAAACAATAAACCTAAACCACCTAAAATAATTAAAACTTTTATTACAAAGTCTGTTATTTCTTCCATTGGTTTTCCTTATGTTTAATTTCAATAAATTTGACATTCTTTAGCAAATTTGTTTCGCCGTCAAATATTAATTGCAAATTGCATCCTCTTTGACGTTCTTTATTGTTAGCAGATATAAAACTTGCGTAACCTTTTTTACCACGATAAACATAATAATCTAGGGTAATATCAGGTTGAGGTTCTTTTAATTTTGTTTCTTTTATCATGGATTGAATATCTAATCCATTAAGCTGTTTGGTATATAACTCAATATTGAGCATATTTTGTTTCCTCCATTTTGTAGAAAATCATGTGCGACCATTGAACAGTCTTTTTTAATTTAAACCATGATTGAGGTTTTGAGATTGAATTATCGTGGAAATTAGTTGCGCCTTTAGAATAATCAGGCTCTAACTTGTGCATGATGCGCCATGCAAGATCAAGGTAGTATGGATCAATCTTTTTTTGTTCAGGTGGTTTTATTTTTCCATACCAAGAAAACTGATAAGGTTTTCTCATTTCATTACACACCTGATTTGGATCAAAGTCAGCACGTCGATAGAGAACATAGCCAACGCCAATTTGAGCCTCACGCGTTTCAGTAGCAGAACTACTTTCCATAAAAATGGTTTGCGCAAGACAAAGTAACGCCTGGTCGATCATAAATGACCCCCCTGTGTTATTGCCAAGTTGTATTATACCATTTTTCACTATTGTCTAGCTTCCATAAGCCTAACTTCCTCGGCTACTTCATCTAGAAACGTTTTTACTTCTTTTTCCATTTCTTCAATAAATTTATTGTCACGCATCATGCGTTTTAAGAAATGACGTGAACCTTCAGGCATACGACTATCATAGCTAAAGAAGTCGCACCATTGCGCACCTGTGCAGGCCATTTGTGCCATCATTTGAATTTTATATTTTGTTGGTGGTTCACCTTCTTTAATATAAGACCAATGCGTAGCACTATTTGGATTCTTAATTTCCAACAAATTATATGTGCCATCATTGTTTTTAATAATGCCATCAGGTGAGCAACCAAACCATTCAATTGTTTTATGTTTGACGAATGGCACTTCCTCAACAAAAGTTTCAGTCAATAATTCATATGCTTGACGTGCTTTAGGTTCTTCTTCTGTGCCACGAATCATTGCTTCATTTTTATATGATTCTTCAACAACGCCTGTGACTCGTTGAATAGCCAACTCAATTAAATAATTTTGTCGGCTAGCGCTAGGGCCTGTTTTAGTTTTAGCCATAATGTCTGCAACTCGTGAAGCTGTAACATGGCCTAATCTTAATTGTAGCCATTCAGGCGTTCCTTGTATGATTTCAGACATTATTAGTTCCCTCCAATTTATATTCAGCTACCACACAAACTTCTTTAAATTTATTTTTAACTTTTTTATTTGTGGTTGTTATGTCATAACCTTTTTTGCGTAAGTTAAAAATAGTATCGGCTAATCTATATATGCCTAATTGAGTCCATGCTTTTAATGGATCAATCTTGCCATGCTTTTCTAAATACTCGGTTAAACGTTCTTGTTGGTTCATATTATTCCCCTAGTTCAAGTTTACGATCAGATAAATACTTCTTTAACTTTGCTAATGATGCCTGGTCAAAGTTTGCGTGTTGCTTATATATAGCCATTAATTCCTCAATAGATTCAGCTTTATTAATTTCTTTAATAGCTTCTTCTAATTCATCTTGAGTTGTAGGTTCAGATTGTGGTAAATCCTCGCCAGCATAAATATATAAACCAATACCATGTAATGCGATTGCTTTAGCTAAACAACGCTGCATAGCAGTATTAACTGCCATAGCGTCAGGATTCATTACAGCTTTATTCTTATAATCTAATACAGGAAGTTGTGCTGTCATAGTTTTACCAAAAGCTGTGACTGAACAAAATACCATTAAAGTATCGCCAAATTGACGTGGCTCTTTATATTCCCATGTGGCTTGTGGATCATTGGATAATAATTGATCGACTGCCCATGCCCATGAAAGATACGTTAAATTGCCTTTCTTTTCCGTATGGTCATTAACATTAATCTTTTTTAATTCATTAAAAGTAATCATCTACCGCTCCTTAATTGTTTTGCTAATTGAATGGCTTTTTTAAATCTAAAGCCTTTTGTATATAAAAATATGACATCTCTAATATAGTTAATCATAGAAAGTCCCCATGTGAATGGCCCATGTCATACATTTGGTCAAAAACGTCTTGATAAACATTAGCTTCATCTAACTTTCTTTCTGTAATTTCCATTGCTGTATCAAAAAATTCATTGGTTAATGATTTGGCAAATATAACAAAACTTTCTTTATCTCCAAATTTGTTTGCCCAATACATAGCACGAAGTGTTCCAGCAATTTGAACCATTGCCATGTGATCTGTAATTTCTAATGCGTCAATATCAATTAAATCTTCTGCATATTCTTGTTGGATAGTCATATTAAGCTCCGAAATGTTTGCAAAGTATTGGATAAAGCACATACAACCATAATGCGCAGTATGCGTAGAACGCTAGAACCGTAACGATAATGCCTTTTGTTTTCATATTTCCTCCATAAATTTAAAAACTACAGTTGCATTATTAACTATTTGTTATTATGATGTCAACAACTATTTAACAAAAAGTTATAGGAAAAAACATGACAGATAGCGAAATTATTGAGTTTTATGGCGGTTCTAAAGCCCTTTGTAAGCGCCTGGGCTGGTCAGGAATTAGCCAAGAAATTAAGGTTTATCAATGGAAAAAGCGAGGTATTCCAGCCAAAATCAAGCTTCAATACCCTGAAATATTCCTAAAACGTAAATTTAAACAATAGAGGTTATATGCACTATTTTCAACATAATATAGCGGATTATCGCAAGGATACCATGCACCTATCGCTATTAGAACATGGGGTTTATAGGCAATTATTAGATCAATATTACCTAAATGAAGCGCCTTTACCATT